CTGCTTGAGCAATACGCTCATACAACGCGACTACTTGAACACCTTGGTCACGTAGTTGACCGATAGTGGTGAGTTCTTCACCTTTAAAGGCACCACGGGTTACGATGGTATCAATAACTGCGATACACGAACGTGCTACGCGGTTTGCTAAATCATTAAGTTGTGCTTGTTCTGGGGTCATTATTTTGCTCCTGTTGATGAATTTTCTACTGCAATAAAGTATTCGATTTCTGATTGAAGAGACTTGAATTTAGAAATGAGACGATTGCTCACACCAACCTCGTAGTCTTCACCAATCAATTTAAGGTTATTCACACCAATAACATAATTAAACTCAGAACCTTCGGGGTACGTACCCTCTACGGTAATTGAGAATGAATTAGATGATTGGGATGTCTTGGACTTACCGTCGACGACGATCTCAATAGCACCATTACTTGGTCGTATATTAATCTCTTCGTGACCTAGCGCTGAGGCGGCACGTTTGATTTTAGACAAAGTATCGTTAGTGAGAACGAACTTGACTTCAGCATCTGGCATCTGAATATCTTTCTTAGGTGCCGTCAGCATTTCTGGGTCGCAATAGAAATACTTGACTGAAGATAGTCCGCTTCCATCCCGTATAGAACAGTTCTTTTCATCGAACTCGATTCTTGGATTGTCTACAAGATTTAGTACTGACAAAAACTCAGACAAATCATAGATACCAAAGTCAGTCGGGAAAGACTCTTCTATTACAGCAGTTACAACCAAGTTCTTCTTGATTGACATAGTTTTTAAAATGTTGCCTTTAGCGACAACGATGTTGGGGTTAATGTTTGCGAAGTTTCGCAAGATGTCGATTGTTCTACTAGTTAATTCCATTGAATGTTTCCTCGTTCAAGATGTAGCCATTATATATTAAATGGGGGTGAGTGTCAAGTAATTTCTTTCATTTTACTGAAGTTTTTGTCTTTATAGAATGTCAACTTACGTTCGAAGTGAGCATCCTCAAGTTCAGCCTTGTGTGATATAACGAACACGTTAGTGTCCTCTTTCAGGGTTTCGATAATCTTCATTAGGTTATCTACACCCTCACCGTCAAGTGACGAGTCAAACGTCTCATCTAGTACCAACAAGTTAGTCGACACCGAGTTCTTCATCTTAGCAATGGTACGCCAAGTGAATAACAGAGATAAATCGATGCGCTGTTTCTCGCCCTCAGAGAATGAGTCGTAAGAAAACGCATCACGATAACGTGACCGAATAGTCTCGTTAAAACTTTCATCCAGTTCAAAATGAACGAAGAAGTCCAATATTTGGAGGTACTGGTTCGTTAACTGATTGATTACTGGAATATATTGCTTAATAATTTTAGTCTTGATACCAGTATCACGCAGTAGTTCACTCGCAATTCTATTGTAAGCAGACTTCTCGCTCAACACATACTTGGTATCGGTAAGAGAATGACTCTCTCCTTCGAGGGTTTCTAGGTCTCTGTTGGCCTGACTCTGGTCACCATCACTATCTACCATACCATCCATATCAACACGGATACGGTCGATATCACGGTGAAGTCTTTCAATAGTCTGCTGATTGTGATGAAGTTTATTCTGGTCATTCATACACAACTGTAACTGTTCTTCTAGAGAATCAATTTCCGACTGATATTCAGTCAGTTTTTCTTTCGCCTTATCCATAGCATGTTTTAGTTCTTTCGCCTTGGATGTAGCAGCGTCCTTCTTAGATGTGCGCAAGTCTTCCGCAATATCTTGGTCACATGTAGGACAGTGTTCGTTCTCATCAAAGAACTTAGCATCCTTAACTACAGTCTTTACTTGGGCATTAAACTGAGCATAGTACTGGTCTAGTTGCTGTTTATTTCCACGTATAGACGCTAATTGTGTAGTAACAGTCGGCAGTAAAGCGTTTACAGTTTTAGATAGTACCGAATTGTTATCATTAATAATTCGAATCTCGTCCTGTAACTCAATAATATGAGACTCTTTCTCTTTACGATGCGCAGTGTTAATGGCTGTCAGATCACGGATATATTTTCTCTGAGCAGAAATCTTAGTCTTAACGACTTCTATCTGGTGAGAATTACCTTCAATCTCAGTTTTAAGGTGAGATATCTTTTCTTTTAGAATGGTGTTCATCTTAGAGAAGATGTTAATATCCAAAAGGTCTTCGATAACATCACGACGACTGGTAGAGTTAAGTTGCATAAATGGAACAAACGAAGACGAACCGAGAACCACAATCTGGTGAAAACTCTTATGAGACATTTGTAAAACGTTCTTCTCAAGAATTTCCTGATATTCCCTAGCGTGTGAACTCTGGTTAATCATAACATCATCCTTCCAGATTTCAAACTTGGCTGGTTTGATACCACGGACGACACGATACTCCATACCATTTACGGAGAACTGTACTTCAACAGAACAATCTTTATTATTGATTGTGTTAATCAACTGATTCTTGGTAATTTTACGGTGGGGTTTACCGAACAACGCAAACGACAGTGCGTCCAGCATAGTAGATTTACCCGCACCATTCTGACCAACAACTAGATTGGTAGACGCTTTTAATAAATCAATCTCATTAAAGTAGTTACCCGTCGAAAGAAAATTCTTCCATTTAAGTGTTTGAAACTTAATCATACTATTTCTACGCTCTGCGCCTCAATCATTAATTCACCCAATACAGACTTAATGCGATCTTTATCTAAGTCAGTATCTACATCTTGGATATAATTATACACTAAAGTTTCGGTATCGTCAATAGTTATATCAGCATCATCGACGTTTTCTCCACGGAATTCTTTGAAGTCTTCAGCAATCTTCAACTCATAAATCTTTTGGTTGTTGATGCGGTCGATGAATCGTTCGAACTTTTTCATGTCAGTACGATTTGCCACCATCACTTTCACAAACTTATTATCGAGGTAAGACAAATCTTCGAAGTGATTTACTGTGTCCTCATTATAATGTAACTTGTGGTATAGTGTCATGGGGTTCTGTACAGGAGTTAACTTACCAGTATCAGTATCAAATATATGGAAGTATTTGGGGTCATGCGCATCATTCCAGAAGAATTCCATCTGAGCACCCAAGTAATGGATATGCCCGTTGTTAGACTTGGTATGAAAGTGACCTGACATTACTAAGTCAAAGCGTTGTAGTGGAGCAGGATTCATACCATGCTGACACATAAGACCCTTATCCATCTCAAACCCAGCCAACTCGAAGTGACCACCGCAAATACTAGACTTAGTGTTCGCAAGGAATTTAAGTATATTTTTCTCATTCTCAGGATTAATCCAAGGGACAAGCGCGATAGTTGTATCACCGTACTTCATGTCAATAGGTTCTTCAACTATATTAATCTCATTCATATAGTGACCCATCAACTCCTTCAACGAATTGAGACGATTGGTGTTTTTAAAATAAGTATCATGGTTGCCTGGGATGATATCCATAGTGATACCAAGTTCCCGCAATCGATCAAGGAAGATGCGTCTATTATGATTCAGAGCTTTGATGTTGATAGTTTTACGGTTATCATAGTAATCTCCCAAATGGAGAATCTGGGAGATGCCGTGTTCTTGTAAGTATGGGAAAAATACATCCGAGTAGAATCTTTCCTGATACTCCATAAAGATGTCCGAAGAATTCCTGACACCACAGTGTGTATCATTCAGTATTGCGATTAACAATTCTAATAACCTCTCAAATATGTTTCATTAAATATACATTGTACAATATAAGACACACTCATGTGACATGTGTGTAATCTAGAAGCCATTATATCAGATTGACCGCGTACTGTCAAGTACTTTAATCAAAGAAATCTGAGAGGTCTGAGTCAACATGTACCGCACGTCGTTTACGCATTTTCTTTTCTTCTTTTGCGTAAATCTTAAACTCTTGATCCGCAGATTTGACGGTGTCAATACGCAGGCGCAGAGTGTCGACTAAAGTGGATGGGGAATCCATGACGGAACCACCATTGTAAGAATCATTGTTATTGCTATCAACGAATTGGTCTATACCCGCTTCGGATATGAACTTCATCTTAATATCTTGTTGCTTCTTCTCTTTTTGGATTCGTCGTAGAAACGCATACCAAGATATCTGAGTGAAGTATGCGAACGCGTTCGGTTTACCAGAACGAGTGGCAGCTTCAATATCATAGTTTTCAATTGCTTTAAGACAGTTCTCTACCGCATCCATTACCATTTCTTCACGGTAAGTGTAACGGACAAAGTTTGCTTTGTGTGATAGACCTTCTGATATGCGTAGGAAACATTTAGCAATGTAATCAGTGACCACCGGAATAGATTCACCCTTATCCTTGGCATATTTTACTTGCGTACAATAATCTACTACAGACTCAGAGAACTCTCTGTTATTGACGTAATGTGGTTTTTCTTTTGGTTTCATTCATATATTCCTATTAACAATACACGTATTATACACGAGACCCGGCAGGGTGTCAAGGGTTAATACCATCTTTCATACCAATCAATGGGTCTTTCATAGCGACTCGTTTACGTAGGTCACTAGTGGAGAAACGATGGTCTCTCCTATTAAAGTATATCTCTATACCCCGTGCGGCACAAGTCGCACGTCCAGTGAAGGTCTTGTCTTTATACTCACTACCGATAATTCGTACATCAATATCAACCATCTTGAGAATGTCTTCTAGGTCTGTTTCTGTCTGATAGGGAATGATTTCGTCAACGTACTTAACTGCGGAGAGTTGTGTGTGTCTTTCGACTAATGTTTGTACAGGAGAGTTTTTATTTTCTCTGTCTTTGGAGGGGTCTACTTGTATAGCACAAATGAGGTAATCACATTGTGTTTTCGCTTCGCGTAACATTGATATGTGGCCAGCGTGTAATAAATCAAAGGTGGAGGCGGTAAAACCAACTTTCATAACATAATCTCATATAATAAAAATAAAACTTGACACGGCGTCGTTTATAGTGTATAATCTACTTGTTGTCCGGAGGGGAGAATATAGCTAATGTTTCACTAGTCCTGAAGTATCAGAATCAATCAGTGAGTAGTTCTCCATATGATTGAACCACTCTTCGTCAGTCATATCATCTTGAAGGTCATCATCAGTAACAGTGCTATACGAATTCATCGAGTCAACTGCTATTGCGTACTGTTGAAGCATATCTTTAGAAGGTGTACATAAAGCAACAACCTTACTGTTCATCAATAATATAACATCCAATGGACTGTCTTGGTACGTCATCAAACTACGGAAGACAAAATATCTCTGACCATCCGAACCCATTCTATCCTCAAGGGTAAGACAATTTCTTACTGCTATAGAATCAACTTGCTCATCTAATACGTCACAAATAACCTCTTCACCGGTAGACAGTTTAAGTTGTTTGATCGAAGACTGTATCATCATATAATCCCTTTATAGGTTTAAGGTCAATGGGATATATCTTGTAGGAAAATCCTTCCTTAGTATATATCTTAATCCTTTCGGCACTATGTTTCAGAGTAAAATTCTTATGGCTGCCCACATGGAGGTCATCAGCAACATCGAAAAGCTTAGTAGTCCTACCATCGTCAGACTGACGAAGGCCCCTTCCAATTGATTGTAGTACCTTGACTTGGGACTTAGATGGGGTCGCGAATATAATATTATGCAAATTGCGGATGTTGATGCCAGTGCTGAAAGTACCGAGAGAAGCAACAATAATTGAATCATTCTGAGTTTCTACAATCCCTCTTATTTGTTCACGATCAGCAGCACCTACTTCACCGGAGACATAAAATACTTTACGATCTTCTCCGACCATGCTCCTGATCATCTCATACAATACCTTACCATGTTTCTCAACGAATTGGAACATGACTAAGGTATTTCCTTTTTGGTCTATTGCAAGCTTACTTATAAACTTATTACGTGGTTCATATTGGACGATGTAATCCAGTTCATCTTGATACTTCATATCTTTTATCATATTACACGCATCACTATGGTAGCGCAATAAGAGAATAGATATATCAAGATCGGCAAGCTGTTTACTTTTCTGTAATTTCACGGTGCTAGTCACCGTAAAAGTCGGCCCGAATAAACCTTCTAACACCAATTTGTTAGTTTCCGTACCATCCAGTGTTCCTGTGAGACCAAAGCGATATTTCGCCTCAGTACACTTGTCCATCATAGTAGAGAGAGACTTTGCTTTGAAAAGATGTACTTCATCCCCAAAGACAGTTTCAAACTGTTCAAACCACTCATGGTCAAATCTATAGATTGACTGCCACGTTGATATGATAATACGTTTGTCAGTGACTTTCTCTTTACCTGAGTAAATACGATGACAGTACTGACCTACATCATATCCGTAGTCTTCGAAGTCTTTATACATCTGTTCTACTAGAGATGTAGTAGGAACAATTACCAGTATATTACCTTGAGTAGCTTCTAGAGCATAACGCATTAGGTTATAGATGATAAATGACTTACCGCTACCGGTGGGAGATAATAGAATAGAACGGTAGTTTTCTATACCGTGAGCAATTGCTTTATATTGATAGTCTCTTGGTTCGTATGGACTATCCAGTGACGCTAGAAACTTAACTAGAGTTGGGTGATCGATGTCGTCCTTTGCGCTAGGTATACCATAGACTTCGTGCTCAAGTATCTCTAACTTATAGAATCTATCCGCGCAGAAACGACGTAGATGACTATAAAGTCCTACGTTAAGTTGTTTAGAAACCATGTTATAGAGACGGATTTTTCCATCCCAGCGACGTGCTTTAAACGCGGGAGTCCACTTGGCGCCAGGCACCATGAAGGAGAAATACTCACGGAGTTCTGCTTCTTGAGCAGGGTGCGACTCAACCGCGAAGTAACTGTGGTTGACCATCCTGATTCGAATCTTGTTGTCTACGCTCATATATAAGTTTCGCTAATTCCACTATATCTAAATTGGGGTAGTGCCCTACGTCTTTTAGCATCCCCGCTTTAATTAAATCATCTTCTTCAAACATCTATTTATCTCTCTCTTAACTCGCGATTATTGGTAGGTTTGATATTAACCACCTGCCTCAAATTGGCGCCACTTAATCATGTTACCAATTGTCTGGTGTCTCCATTTTAAAGTATCCACTATATTACTTAGAGTTTCAATAAGTGTCTTATAGTACGCAATCCGTTCCTCAGACTTTTGAATTTCTGGGTCTGCGTCGTAGTATAAATCCATATCACCTTTGAGTATACGAAGACCATTGAAGGGGTCTAAGTCCCAACCAGTAGCACGTAGTTCATCTTCGTCCATCTTACCGTTGTAGTACTTAAACTTTTTAAGTAAAAGAGTCTTCTGAGAGTTCTCACAACGTTTGAGCTGTAACTTTGCGAGTGCGTGATATTGTAGATACTTTGCGTGTAACGACGGTGTGTGTCTAGAGACTTCGTCTAGTTGATGCTGAGGTATAGTACAGTCTTCTGACCATTCTTTGAGAACGGTTTCCAAATCAATCATTATATAGTACCTTTTTAATGGGGGAATGCTGTATTATATCACACTTCGGTAATATAGTCAATCATATCCTTCCAATAATCATAATCGTGTCCTAGGACGTAGGACAGTGTCATTCTGTAACAGTTTGTTTTTGCCGCATGGTACACTACATCACCTGAACCGTACGCGCCAAAGTACCCTGCTTTCATGTTCCATCCCTTCTCATCCTGAATGGTAATCACTTCACCTGTTGTAGGTTCTACATACTTGAACCATCCATCACCATCCTGAGACCATGTGAAAATTACGTTGAACATCGCTGCGTTGGCGTTATTGTGCCAGCATATAAATCCTTTAGGTGGATATAGTTGTGATAGGGCAGAAGAATATAATCCGAGTTCTTCCTTTAATCTCTTATCCAGAGCAATGTACGTTTTACGATACTCTTCTGGATGAGTTCCTTGATAGTGGTCTGGTTTTATAGGGTGTGAGTAACCATGCTCGGCAGCACCATTGTGGTTCTCCCCCAGCGCTATAATTCGACGCATTTCCTTGTCTGAAGTATATTGGTCTGCCGCATTTTCTAAGCCAGGGCTCAATACCTCACAACATTCTTCTGGTCTGTACAAATCTCTATAGGTGTAACGAAAATCTTCAAGAATTGCCAATACATTCGAATTCTTGATTTCGTACTTTTTCAAACTCATAATATAGTAAATTCCGTAAATCTAAACACAGCATCAAAAGTTAATACTGGAACATCACCTGAAGTAGAATTGAATTCGATTGCGCCAATACTTGTAGGTACACAATCCTTATACTTAATGCGAACGTTTCCGTTATTGTGGCTTGTTAGGATAATTAATGTTATATCATTATATAGTGCCGATGTTTCGTTCTCAGTTACAGTTCTTTCCATCCACGATTGCATTTCTTTATATGCGGACATATCTTCGTCCAGAATAAGATTAACCGACAATTCTGAATAAGTAAGTTTTGATCCCGACATGGGCATTCCCATCAACCTAGGGATAGGAACTTCTATTGTATTTACAATAGAGCCTGGGTGCTGTACTGACAGCGCGAAGTATTCTAGACTAGAGTATTTCTCTTTGTCTATAATGATTTTAAACCCAGTGGGTTGTAGAAAATTTTTATTAATGCTCATGACATATCCTCGGACGACTCGCATGTATTTATACGAGAATTAAGTACCATCCTTGGTCGGTATACTCCTTACTTTGTTTCTTCGGGTGCTGTCGCAGCTGTCCCCGTCTTATCAGCAACATCTTTAATCACGTTAGACGTTACATCCAAAACACCGGCAGTGATACCAAAGACATCGGAACTGACACCTTTAATAATACCACCCGTACCATCAATAGTTGACTCGACGGTTGAACAAGCAGACAGAGCCAATGCGAACGCAATTGCGATTATACGCATAGTAATCTCCTATCCTGTAATTCCGAGGGTGGTCTCCTACCCACTCATGTGCAGTACGTACCACTTGATACGTAGAACATCTTCCTTACATATATTTATACGCATAAAAAAACCCCCATCCGAAGATGAGGGTTTAAAAGTGGTAGGTTAACCCTACTCTATTTTTTATTCATTATTGCTTATGCAGCAGGGGTGTTACCCATGATGTTAGCAACGTTGAATCGACGGTAGTACTGGTTAGTACCAGCAAGCGCTAGACCATCGGCAGGTGCAGCACCTACGAATGGGTTAGACGCCATACCATAACGAGTCTTGAACCCGATACGTGGCTGGAAGTCATTCTCGCCGACAGCTTTAACCATCTGGAGAGGTACGTATGGGCAGTAGAAAATACCTGCGTCATATGCGTTAGTACCTTTATAACCTACAGTGATGTAGTCTGAAGAGGCATATGGGTCGATATAGACCTTAGTGCGACCGTTAAGGACACCAGCAAAAGTGTTACCAGTATCGTCAACCTGAAGACCAGTAGACATAGCAGGTGTGTAGTCAAGCATACCAGAGGCAGCAAGAGCAGTAGCAACATCTGAAGAACAGATTACTACGTTACCTTTACCACGACGAGTTTCTTTAGCAATTGCGTTCGCTTCGCGATCCAACTGAACTACTAGACCCTTGAACTTCTCTGCAGACCAACGGCCGTCAGCATCAGTTTCTAGATCGAATGTGCCTGGAACGATAACGTTTGAAGTAGTCGCGCCTTGCTTCGCTTGGCTGTTAATTGTGTGAATAACTTCACGGTTGATTTCAGCAAGAATCTCAGTAGAAAGAATGTTAGCAAGTTCTGTTTCAGCATCCAAACCGTGGATTGCTTTCAAATCTTGTGCTAGTTCTAGAGAGTATTCAGCCTTCAACGCACGAGACTTAGCAGTTACAGTTGCTTTCTCGATTGTGAAACCCATTTCTGCGAATGAACCTGAAGGTTGACCTTCAACGTCAACGCCGCCACGACCAAGAGCTTCACCAGCTGCGGTAGTAGTACCTTTACCGGCAGGGTGAGTGCCCGCGCCAGAGAAACCAGTATCAGCTTCGCCGAATAGTGCTTCAGGGTTAGTAGTAGCTCCGCCGTCGTAACGTGACTTCATCGCGAAGATAAGACCAGTTGGGCCTGACATTGGCTGTACGCCACATACGTCATATGCCATTAGGTTAGGCATTGCACGACGTACTAGAGAGATCAATACTGGATCCCACTTAGATACAGAACCAGTGTTGGCTCCGCCAGATGCGTCTTCGGTCATGAAACCAGAGTAAGCAACACGCTCTTCCATCATTGCTTTTTCTTGGTTTTCTAGGATAGCAGCGGTTACTGCTTTACGGTGGTGATCGTGGATCGCGCCCGCAGACTCTTCGTTAAGAACTGGAGCCCATTTTTCGATAAGAGTATCAAAAGATTGCATTTTAGTATTCCTTATTTTTTAGAGGTTTTTCGTAGAGCAGAGATGTAGCCTTCCATCATGGAAGATACTTCAACTTCTTCATCAGCGTCAGCGGATGCTGATTCGGTGATTGGCTCTGGGATTTCTTTAGAAAAGTATGATTGCTTGATAGTAGCGATTTTCTTAACGAAGCTTGCTTCGTCTTCAAAGTCTACGTTCTCAACGAGTTCTTTTAACTTTTCTGCTTGGGTGTCCGCAAGGTCACGTGAAGCTTCAGCAATAAGAGTATTACGCTTGTAAGTTTCAAGTTCTTCTGCGAGTTGAATTGCGTCACCAGTTGTTGCGTTTAGTTTTTCTTCTAACTCGTCAACTTGTAATGCTAATTCGTCAACTAGGTCAACCTTGGATTCTGGAACGTCAACATAAGATTCTACGAATAGATCTCTCATTGATGACATAAAGTTTTCTGCGATTTCGGTACGTAGACCACTTTGAATCGCTAACTTGTTGTCTTCCATCCAAGTTTCAACTACATAGTTTAGGTAAGAATCTACTTTTGTTACGAGGTCAGTCTTAATAGACTCAACTTCTTCAGATAATTCTTCTGTGTATTGTTCTTCAAGACGCGTTACTTCTTCTGACAACTTTGTTTTAACAGCTGCTTCGAAAATAAGTGCGGTCTTTTCCTTGAACTCTTCAGATAGAGTTGCTTCACCTTCGACAATAGCACGTAATTGTGATTGAGTGTCGTTTTCTTGTGCAACATCTTCATCCAGATCTACACCGGCTTGTTCACATACTTTGGCATATGCTGCTTGCAAGTCACCTTTCTTCATTTTTGAAGCGGTTTGGTACATTGCGTTCAACATTCCTGCCTTGGTTTTTGGAAGCGATGTTTTGGATGTAGCGTCCGCAGCCTTATCTACCGATGCGATTGACTCAGGTTCGGATACTGGTGTAGCCTCTGCCTTACCCTTCGCTTTAGGTGCTTGTGCTTCGTCCAGAGTTTCCTCCACGATTTCGTTAGTATCAACAATGCTATCGCGGATTTCAACTTCGACTTCTTTTTTAAGATTAGTCATAGTGACTCCTTATAGTTTAGATTTGATTAACGAGAGGAAATTCTTAAACTCACGCATCTGCACTTCAGGTCGATATGCAGCGGGTGTTGCTTTGATTTCAGTCTCTATCTCTTCAATTGCTTGAGGCTCAAGAATTCCATTATTCCAAACCCAGTCTACACCTTCCATAATACCATTAACAAAAGCATTTGGTGCACTTGGGTCTTGTACGATATCTACTGTACTAAGAATAAAGTCTTCTCCGACATAATTTATGCCATTTTTGCTCACAAGACTTCCCATACCACGAGTTGACACTCCTAGTTGAACACCACCAGCAAGAAGACCTTTTACAATCTTACCCATAGGAGTGTCCAATATTTGCGCCCTTCCGATTACATCATTGCCTTCAAAGTGAAGGTCAGTGATTAAATGCGAAACTTTATCCAAGTTAACAGTTGGGCCTTCCGGATGATTTAACTCACCGACTGCTCTCTTCTTGCTAACTTGTTCGGTAACGTACTTATTTACAGCACGTTCCATAATTGCTTTGGGGTAAATTCGCCCATTACGGTTTTTTGAATCTGCTTGTGCGAACACACCCTCGATGACATAATTCTTTTCGCCATTCTCCTTGGCTTCCACGATACACTGTAAATCGTGGCTGTCATTAAATTCGGTAATCAGCTTCATTTTAATTTTCCTAAGTCTATGAGGACTTGTTTAGCAGTTGACTCTGCTTCCTTCTGCGTCTTGAAAGCATCTACGTAGTCTCCATCAATATTCAACTCAAACCCTTTTTTGGTCTGATTAATTACTACCGGATAACCACCCATCTTCTTACTGAAGACTTTTTTAGATGATTCTCTAATTTGTTGAAATGATTTCATCTTTTACTCTTTTCCTATTATTTATACAAAAA